TCCTCCCGGATGCACTCGATGTAAAACTGGTGCTTCCAGAGGACGCAAGCGATGCTATGTTTCTTGCAGCGTGTGATCTGGCATACCGTTTCGGGATGGAGACGACAGGATACGAAGGATCTCCTATTGACAAAAAGATGAGTTTTAAAGCGTAAGAAAAAGCTTTTCACCATCCCATCTACAATCACGGATCACAGATCGAGCGATTTCATTTTTCTCTTTGGCGCTAAATCCATCTAAATTATTGATGAATTTTGCAATTTCGATTGCTGTAGCTTGCGAATTGCGTTCTTTTGCCGCGGCCTGATGAATTTTCATTTCGGCGTGTGAAGCTTCCCGCTTTAATGCAGCCAATTCGGCATCTAAGCGTTCTATTTCTTCTATGATATATTTCGATGCAGTAGAGTTTTCGGCCAATGCTAAAGAAGCAGCCAATTTCCCGATTTTGGACTCGACAGACGATATACGAGAAGAAATAAAACTCAAATTAGGGATCTCGGAAGGAGATTCGGTCTTGACAAATTGATGAATACTATCTGGATCCAATGCAATCTTTCGAAAAATTTCCAAAACCTTTTCGTCTATTAAATCACATTTGATTTGATTCATATCACAAGCCTCTGAACCTTCATCTTTACGCTTTCGACAGTAATACCACGAAGAGCAGGTTCCATCAACTTTTTTTCGCCTGGAAACGGGCATTAAACTTCCGCATTTGTTGCAACGAAGAATTCCTCTTAGAAGCGGAACGGGCCATTTTGCGTCCTTACAAAAAGTATTTTGTTTAAAGCGCTCTTGAACAGCGAGCCATTTTTCTGCTGGAATAAATGGTTTTTGAAGTCCAAGACAAATAGTCCAGTTTTCAGGCGGCTGGACAAGATGTTTTTGGCTTTTGTCGGAAAAACGACCATAAATTAAAACACCGGTTGAGCCATCCCATTTTTCACGAGGAGATGCGGAATCCATAATACAACCTTTGGCCGCATAGTAGTCATAAACTTCTGGAGTTGCTTCAACGCAATATGGCATGGTTAATATGTTATGTAAATGAGCTTTTGAAAAGAATTTTCCGGTAAGAGTGCGTATACCTTGATGCCTAAAGCGTGTTACCATTGCATTAAGGCTGCCATGAGAAGAAAGAAAATCATCAAAGATCTGCGTTACGTAACGTACGCCATCTGGATCTAATTCAAGAGCAGAATGTTTTTTATCGCCGATAACGATATGTTTTATGGAATAGCCTAGTGGTGCCTGCCCGCCCATCCAATATCCTTTCTTGGCCAGACCTCGCATGTTATCAGCAACTCTGGTGGCGGTTGTTTCACGCTCCATCTGAGCAAAGACAACAGTAACATACATCATAGCGCGGCCGATCGGCGTCGTTGTGTCGATATTTTCTTTGATTGAAATGAACATGACATTATGTTCTTCCAACATTGCGTAAATATTTGAAAAATCACGAACATTTCTGGAAAGACGGTCCAACTGGTACACAACTAAAACATCGCAGAATCCTTCTTCGATATAGCTCAACATACGCTGCAGATCGGGACGGGATGTATTGGCACCTGTGAAATCTTCATCAGAAAATTCTTGCCAGGATTCTATCTTACCCGGGAATTTTTGCTCGCAGTATTCTCGGGACATCCGGAACTGGTTATCGATAGAATCTGATTTGTCAGAGTAAACAGATTTACGTCCGTAGTTAAAAAATCTCATAATTCCATACCTCCGTATCATAATCATGTAAATACATAGTAAAAAGAGTACAAAAAAACACCAGAACAAATATTCTGATTGTTTGGCGTCCCGGAAAATGGTATTATGTAAATGTTATGGATTATCCATTTTCCGGATGATCGATTGCCGCTCTGGTGTTGGCGCACCGGGGCGGCTTTTTATTTTAGACTTTAATTGTGTTTAGATTTTAGCCGTGAAAATCCTTCCACACTTATTGCAATGAAATTTCTGCTTTTTTGCAGATTTGGTATTAACAAGTGTAAATGGATGTAATGGATTTAGATTGATACTTGTTCTTGTCTTTTCTCCAATCTGTGTAACGTCTGTGCTTCCACAGAGCAGTCCTGGGCATTTGATTTTCTTTGCCATAACTATTCTTTCCTTTCGAAGTAATATGATAAAGAGTGAGCAAGTGATTATAAATTATTTTATAAGGGTTTTAATACTGACAATCCCCCAAAAAGATCAGCTGGCTTTTTCCCGCATTTTTAGACTTATTCGATATTGTTCAGCGTCTGGTATGTCAATGAATTCTACTGTTTTATCAAAATTCTTTTTTACAACATCTTTTATTTCATCTAATGTAACGTGGAAAAATTCTCTGCGTGTATTTACCATATTGAGTTTTCTATCTTCAAAAGCCCGATGCAGAGCGGCCTCTAAAGCCGGCGCATTATCAGAAAAAATCATGGCGTGTACATCAAAATTAAATGGAACAGAAGCATCGCCGAGTTCATCCACACGATCCTGCGGATCGAGACGGCGAGTCATACCGATTTTATATACGTCTGGGCCAAATGCACCAATATTGGAAATTATGTATACATAGCCAGCCTTCTGATTGGCCTCTCGATAATCAATGTCTTTCATTGCTTTATCAATGTCTTGCAGCTGATTTTCTAATTCGGCTTTCTTTGCCAAAAGAGCAGGGTCAATAGGGGACTGCTCTAACTGCTTTAAAATGTGCTCATAAGCGGTCTGGTAATGTGTTTGCTCCTTTTCAATTTTCTTTTTCTGATTTTCGATTTCTTTTTGGAGTCTTGCAGCTTCGCGAAGTTCTTCACGAGCAGCTTTTTGAGCTTCCTTTTCATCTTGTTTTTTTTGCTGATATTCAAAGGCAAGACGAAGTTCTTCAACCTTTAATTTTAAATAGGCAGGCTGTATGGAAATGTTCATGATGGTACCAAGTTTAGAAATTGTTTCGGCAGATTTGTGAATCCTATTTAATGATGCATCGTAATTTGTATATTTTACTTTCGCAATTAATTCATCACATTCTGTATTAAATGCACGAAGCAGGAGCTTTTGTGTATCATTTACCATTTTATTTCCCTGGCTCAGGCTGCCGTTAACCTGCCAGTTTGTGTTTCCGGAAACTGCCTTTTTATCTTTTATAAGTGCTTTTTGCCGCGCACGTATTTCGGCAAGTCTCTCTCTGTAGTCAAGTGCATTTGCAAAGTCATAATGAGGACGATATAAACCGAAATCCTGAACGAGAGCTTCGTCATCCAAATCAACAATTTTCTTTTCTTTTGATTTTATTTCTTCATCCAATTGTTTAATTTCAGAAATACGACGAGAAAGATCAGTTTCCATATCCTTTATATTTCCTTCAATGGATAATTTTTTTAATGTCAATTCATCAATCAGTTTATGCAATTCTTGCACATTTTTCATTTCCGGAGTAAGCAGAGATTGAGCTTGCGCCAGATTATTTTTTAAATTCCCGTTTTCTTGTGTAAGTTCAGTGTTTTGTGCCAATATCTCTACGATTTGAAGGTTAAGCTTATGCTCTTTTGCTGAATGGATGATAGCCAATACAATTCCAGCCAATTGTAAAACCAAAAGAAATGGAAATGCCAATGATAGTGGCCAGATTGCAAAAAGAATGCTGATTAACCAGATATTGAGATACCATGGAGCCTTAGTGGTCATTAAAAGTTCCCCCTGTCTTTTTTTATCTTGCGTTTGTGTTACATGCTTAATACATTCATAGTGCATCACCTCTTGATATGGTTGAATATAAAATCCCATAATCATACGCTTAAGATACAGGAAAATTACACTTTCACAGCTACGTTTAATTAAATCTTAAATTTTGAGCAACTTCTGCAATGTCTGCAATATTTTCTCCTGGACAATAAGCGCTGATCCTAAGTGTTACGTCCATTTCCATGCGACCGCGTTCGGTCACATCTTGAACGATTTCTTCGACCGAGAAGCTAAAATCCCAGCCCTGCTCCAGCAGAGAACAAAAATCATGCACAAAATCTTGCTGGCATATTCCAACAAAGTTGCGATCGAGATCGTACAGCGAAATTTTTCTGCTATCGGAATCGAATTCAAACCAAAGATGGTCGCAACATTCAAGAGCCAAAGGAGCACTTTTCTGGACGCAGTCACATGGTATCAACTCTTTGAAAAAAGTTTTCATTATCTTCTTCCTCTGAAAAGAATATTTTTGAGCAGTATGCAAATAATATCAACATGAAAATATTAATAGCAGATATCATTTACAGTAAAAAATTATCGTATCGTCAAGTGTCGTTGTTGACCGGAATACCGAAGTCTACAATAAACGATCTATGCAATGGCAAGATGCCACGGCTTGACGTCCTGGAACAGCTCGCGAAAGGGCTACATGTAAGAATCCAGGACTTGTATGATAGTCCGTACAAATAAGTGTCCGGGATTTCGGACAAATTCCAAAAAATACTAATTTTTGCCCCTCAGATCCGTATTATTTACAAACGGAAGAATGTTCGAGAAAAATATTGAAATCGAACAAATGTTCGTATATAATAAAACCAGATCGGAGGGATGTACATATGGAATACAAAGAACTTATAATCGAAATGCTCGATCATGCGAACGCGAAACAATTAAGGCTGATTTACATCCATGTAAGAGCATTATTAAGGCTGAGATGACTCAGCCTTTTTTTATTTGGATAGAATCAAGGAACTTTTCCAAAACATTCCATCCATTCTCATCTAATGCAGCCAGGCCAGAGATTAGGCGGCGTTTAAAAGAATCCTCTTCGCTCGATAACAAATTTCCGATAAAATCTTCAATTTGCTCATCTTTGGACAATTCAATAAACATATCCCCTTCGCCGGTGCGGAGCCACCTCTCGTTTACATTGTGTTGCGTAACGATCGATAAAATCATTCTGTCAGATAAAGAATTAATTCCGCTTTCTATTCGACTGATAGCGGCTTTAGTAACACCAACGGTTTCACCAAAAGCTTCTTGACTTAAGCCGAGAACAGTACGCAGCTGTTTTAAACGTTCGTTCAATGCTGTACCTCCTTCCTGTGATTGCTATCATAACATAAAAAGTAAACTTAATCAACTAGAAAATAAAAAATATGTTGACAAAATAAACTTAATATACTAAGATGTAAATGTAATCAACGAAGAAAGGAGAAAACAACATGTCAGAAAAAGAAAAAGAAATTATTGAAAAGCTCGCAGAAAAACTTCCATATATGACAGAACGAGAAAAAGGCTACTTGGAAGGTACGATCAATACAGCTGCAGCGATGAGTGAGAGTCAGAAAGCAGGCAACCTCGATGGAAAAGATGCTGGGAAGGGGTGAGAAGATGAAGGTAAATTACGGATCATACATAAGGAAGCAGGCGATGAAAAATCTGCTATCACAGTATTGTCCAACATTAATAGATACAATAGCACTTATTGCCTTAACCAAGTATATCATGAGAATTTCTCATAAATTCGATGATGAAATTTTGGATTTAGGGTCTGATACAGAAGGGCATCTGATCTGTCAGGAAGTAGATCAGATGTCGCGAGAGGAGGTGAAAGAAAATAATACCAATTAATGTCGTTATAGGGTCAATAGGAGCAGTGTTGAAAAAAGTCAATAGAAATGAGGTGGTAAAAAGCAGATGAAAAAAGAAGTAGACAAAACAATCAAAGCGGTCTGCCAATGGTTGCAGAAGAGAGCAGAGGAAGAGACGCTGGATTACAAAGAGATATCAGAACCAATCAAAGCGCTGGCGGAACTGGTGTCTGCCAGAGCGACACTGGAAGAATATCGAGAAGATTCATACCAGCAGAGCGATCTGGGAGAAATTCGATCACTGGAAGTAGACATTGATAAAGAGATTTTAAGAATCAATGAAAAAGAGGTGAAAGAGAAAGTTCTGGTTACTCTCCCAGGTCCGGAAGGATGGCCTTTACAGCGGATATACAATCCGGAGCAGGTGGGAGAGTGTAAAAAAATCGATGTTTCAATTAATAGTAAGCTTTTATGAAACGAACATCATTGTTTTTGGCGAAATCAACCATTTTTATTAAATGTCCATTAAGCATTGTACCAGCAAGATTAGCGATATCTTTTCCAGCTGATGGCGGTATGGCAATCAATAAAAAGCTTCCAGAAGCATCAGAACACTCTGTAAAAAGAGTGTTGTATCCATTCACGATTATTGGAAGAGGTTCCATGATAAGTGCCCTCCTTTCTTTCGTACTCAGGCATGGCAGTGCCCTGTAACAACAGAATAGGAGAAGCACAGAAAAAAGTCAACAGTGATAACAGAGAGGGGGTGAGAACATGAATAGATTTGACTTGTTAAAACAAGTGGATATTAGTTTGGCTGCGCGCTTGATTGTTGAATTGGGGAAGATGTTTCAGGACAATTCCGAAGCATTAGAAGAACATTTATCTGACGAAGTAACAGAAGAAGAGCTACATCAGATTAACGATGCAGCTCAAAAAGAGGGAAAATCACCGTTGGTCTTTATCTCGTAGACAGTAATAACAGCCGTTTCCACTGGGAACTCCCAACATTTTCGACAAAATCAAACATGACATATAAGAATTTTCCATACGAATATGTTCGGGCTTAATTTCATCGATTTGGCATTCGGCTGTTTCGTTGTCTAAGTCATGAATTTCACCAGTGTTGATATTAAGCAGATAGCGTTTACCGTTAAAAGGCGTTTGAAATCGGCGCATAATAACATCTCCTTTCTTTCGTACTCGGGCATGGCAGTGCCCTGTATAACCAGAATAGGAGTAAAGCTGTGGAAAGTCAATAGAAAGTGCCGAAACGGCCAGAAATGGCCGTCATGCAAGGGGTGACTGCCTTGCATCTGATGATGGCAGGTCAGAGTCAAAAGCTGCTCTATAAATTAGGGAGGTAAACTGGTTATGAAGCCGAAGAGAGAAATCCAAGTCGAAGTTGTATTCACACCAGGCTACGAGAAAAGGTTCACTGAGGCCTGCTTAAAGCAGCTTGGAAAAGATGCAGTGAAAAGGGTTATGCTGCAGAATGGTGAAGGAGAAGATGATGAAAAGAAAGTTGGATAGAGTAGCTGTGGCTATGGGCATTGCTGGAGTAGTAACCTATGCATATGGTGTGGATCAGAGTATGTGGAGCCGGGCGGCTCTGGGAGCTGGCATTGTTGTCTTTGGTTTTGCGGTCAAAGAAATTGGAAGTTACATAGCAGAATGCCAGAAGGAGCAGGAAAAATGGGAATCTGAGCGCCGGGACGCAGTGTTTGTGGCGTGGATCCGGAACGGATCACTGAAAGGATAAGGAAACGTAGAATGAAAAAAGAGAGATTGACGGTAAAGAATCCAGATGGAACATACCGGATCTGGATGGAACGCGCAGGAACATTTCGGCTTGAGAGTCAGATGGATTCTGTTTTTGCGTATGGCGACCTGGTCAATAAGCTGGGCCGGTATGAGGACCAGGACGAAGAAAAACATAAAAAATAGCTCCTGCATAAAAAGCAGGAGCCCGTAGCCGGATGGCATACTTATTTCGACAAGATAAATATACCATTCGGCTGTCAAAATGTCAAATAGGGCGAGGCAACTCGCCTGTATTTTTTAACCGAAAATCGAACATGAGAAGGGCAGAGACAAGCCCTTTTCGGACTTGATAAGGATATTAAAGATAGGACAGGTGGATGGGAACAAAGCGTGAAGAATACAGGCTTCGTGGGGGAGACATCCTGGAAATAAGAGAGTTTCATGATGGACGGTATGGAGCACCGGGACAGAAGCGGGAGAAAAAGAGAAAACCAACAGAAGAGCAGATGCGGCAAGCAAATGACAGAGAAAAGACCCGTCGATGCCAGCTGCGGTTGCTTACATACTTTCATGCAGGTGATTGCCTTGCGACGCTGACGTATTTTCCATGCAATAGACCTAAAAACATGAAAGAGGCGTTAAGAGATTTTCAGAAAACCCGAAGAAAGCTTCAAAGGGAGTACGAAAAACGGGAATATGAATTGTTCTGGATTCGAAACATTGAGAGGGGAACCAGGGGAGCCTGGCATATCCACATTGTACTCAATGAGATTGGGGATACAGTAAGTATATTGCAGAGAATATGGGGAAAAGGTGGTGTCTGGTCCTGCATGATCAAGAATAGTCAGTATTACAGCGAAGATTTTTATCAGCTTGCCAGCTATTTGACCAAGAGCGAACATCGGATCGAACACAAAGAGAACGGAGAAGTTGCGAAGCCGAAATTAAAAGAAACAAGCTATAGCACATCTCGGAATATGCCGCTTCCGGAACCCAAGGTGCAAAAACTGGTGAGATGGAAAGAAGAGGTAAAACCCCGAAAAAATTATTACATAGCAGAGATCTATGAAGGAATCAACCCTGTAACGGGATATAAGTATAGACACTATACTATGATCCGGCTGGAAAGGAGGCGAACGGACTATGATGGCGACCGACATTTACATCGAGGTTGCAAGCGGAATGCGGAAAAGCGTACGTAGATGGGGCTATGCTTTGAAAGCTCCGGGGGCTGATCCGAAGTACAAAACAGGGGAAAGCAAGGGTACGCTTCATGAAGTAACGCTTCGGGTGCTGATCGGAGCACTCAGCAGATATCGACGGCCGAGCAGGATCACGATCCATGCTGCAGATGCGTGGGTTCTGAATATTATGATGCATCAGCTTCCAGCGTGGGAGCAGAACGGATTTTCCAATGCAAAAGGAGAGCCGATCAAATACCGGGAGGACTGGGAGCAGCTGGCAAATTTAATCAAAATACATATAATCACGATCGCTCCGGGGCGGCACACGTACAGTGCCTGGCTGCAGAGCGAGATGGAGAAAATGGAAAGAGGGAAATAGGATGTTTGAGAGATTTGGGGAAATGAATTCCTTCCAGGAAATCAATGAACTGGCAGAAAATTTATTCAATGAGGGTGACCTCAAAAGCCTGAAGGCAATGGCTGCGGAGAATGGAATTCCGGCGGATTTCGTGGAGATGTTCTGCAGCGGCGACCTGCCGGCGTTATGCGACGCAACGACAGCAGCGCTTGGCAAGATCGAGGTCGAGGCCGAAGAATTAAAACCAGAAGAACTTCTGGCTGATTGGACAGAATACGTCAAAGCACAGTGTATGAACAATGAAGTAATGGCATACCAGGTGCGCAAAAAGGGGAAGAGCTTATGCGGCTGCATTGGTGCCTTGCTGAAATGGTCATATAAAAATCGAAAAACAGTTGACAAGAAAATATTAAAAGCGGCCGGAATAACAGGCAGAGTAGATCATGGTGAGCCAGGCATGGCTACGGCAAAGAAGATCATAACGGAATACTATATGGGGAAGTAGGTGGGACGGATGAAAAAGAAAGCGATTGAAAAAATTCCTTACTTGGGATTACGGAAAATCAGTTCAAAAGAAGAGGTCAAATACATCGGCGTCACGGCGGTTAAAATTGTAGGTCATGAAAAGCATCTGTTCCTGGAAGTGTACCAGAATGAAGAAAAATCCAAAGAAACGCCGCTGGTGCGTATTGTGCTTACAAAAAAGGATTTCGGCACATACTGGCCGAGGGCAGAATGGACCCGACAGAGAGTGGAGAAAGATTATGGAGAGGTGATATGGGCAGAACAGTCATCGAGCTGGGATCAGATGGAGAAAGAAAATATTCTTCAAGATACGACAGATCTGGAAAAGATAAAAAAATTCTGCAAAACCAAAAACCATATATACAATGAAAAACGCTGGTGGGAATACATATATCAGCATGAAAAAGACATTGTAGTGACAGCAAGACGGGACAGGGAGCATAGAGAATATGTACGCCGCCAGGAGGCGCTGGAAGACAGAATGTCGCATACCAAGGAATTGCCGAAAAAAGAGATTCTGGCCAGAGCAGACAGTCTCTGCTTTCATAACCAACATTATTTGTATTACAAGAAGCATGGTTGCTGGGCGCAGATAGCTTGCAGCAAGTGCGGGGGAGTAACAGATGCAAGATGGGAAAGAGGGATCTCCTATGAAAGCCAGTTCCAGAGATGGACGGAAGAACCGAGAGAGGGCAAGTATGGTACCTGCCCAATGTGCGGGGTACGCGGAGAATATAAATGCCAGGGAAAAGTGAAAGGAGATTATAGTAAAACCATATATCTGTTTTTAGGGCAGAAGTATAAAGAGAATGGAATGGTTATGCGGTATGTGGAGGTGTCAAAAAAATGGATATTGGGTTTCATCTGCGGAGATAAAGGACTGGAGATGTACAATGCCTGTGAAGAACTTTCTGGAATAGAAATTGCGAGAGCATATTGGATTCCAGGGAAAAAGATCCAGATAGATTATCAAAAATATAATTCATACACGGGAAAAGATTTTTGGGATGACTGCAACTTGTGTGGAAGATCGCCTATCTTCATCCATTCCGGATTAATCCTGTCAGAAACCTACGAAGAAATGAAAGGGACAATGTTCCAGTATAGCGCATTGCGGGAATTTGCAGAGAACGTAAGAGAAATCAATCCGATTGACTACTTAGAGTGTTATAACCGGACGCCACAGATTGAAATTTTGGTGAAGCTTGGAATGACGGATATAGTAGAAAAGCTAGTCAAACGCTACTACGGAATAGTTGCTGATGAGAATGCCAGGAGGCCGGATCAGTTCCTTGGAATTCGGAAAGAAAGGGTACAACAGCTCATCAAGAAGAAAGGGGATACGCATCTCCTAGAAGTGATGCAGATGGAGAGACGCCAAGGAAAGAACTGGACAGATACGCAGATAGAACATTTGGCAGAGACCGGTTTGAGCGGGGCACAGGTGGCAATGGCTACCAGATATATGACTTTGCAGAAGTTGCTTAATCGTATAGAAAAATATGCTGGATGTGAGTATGGTACGGGCTGCTACAGCGCATCAGAACGAATCAGACACACGGCCATAACTTATGCAGATTATCTGAGCATGCGAGTGAATGCGGGATATGACCTTAGTAATTCAGTTTATCAGCAGCCGCGGGATTTAGAGGCGGCACATAATAAACTGGTAATGGAATCCAACAAAGCAAAAATGGATAGACATCTCGAAGAGGTGGCAGAACGTTATCCGGAAATTCGAAAAAGCTACAAAAAACTCAGAAATAAATATTATTACGAAGACGATAGATATATCATCAGACCGGCTCGATCAGCAGAGGAAATTGTCATGGAAGGGCGTCTTCTTCATCATTGTGTGGGAGAAAACACCTACTTGGGAAAACACAACACAGGGCAGACATACATATTAATGCTTAGATTCAGAGAGGAGCCTGATGTACCGTATATCACAGTTGAGATCGATGCAAAAAATCCGAAAATTCTGCAATGGTACGGAGATAAAGACAGAAAACCAGATAAAGAGAATATGCAGAAATGGCTGAATACCTGGCTGAAGAAACTGAAAACAGGAACGTTGTCAGAGATGATCCGGTCGGCAGCCATAGCGTAAGGAGGAAAGTATGGAATATGTGCAGTTGACCCTGGATGACTGGGTACAGATGAAACAGAAATTGAAACAGGAACTCCTGGGAGTGAAACAGAGCTTTGTCCGGATTGGATACGCTTTGAGACAGATTGATGATCAGAAGCTCTATGAACAGGACGGTTACAAAAGCATAGCGGAATTTGCCCAGGCGGAATACGGCCTGGGACCGTCTATAACTAGCCGGTTTATGAGCATCAACAAAGAGTATTCTGTTGATGGATACTCTGAACATCTTCGGCCGGAATATGCCGATATGGGAAGAAGCCAGCTGGAAGAGATGCTGAAACTGCCGGAAAGTGATCGCCAGATGATCCGTCCTGAGACATCTCGAGAGGACATTCGCGAGCTGAAACGGTTTAACAAGTCGGAGCCGGATGCGGAGCAGGCGGACTCAATCGAAAAACTGGTGCGGAAGTTTTATGAAATACATACAGAGACGGTGAAGGAGCTGGAGCAGAGCACAGCATACGCAGAATGGAATGTTGAAAAGATGGCAGAGATTGTTAATCCGTCCGGAACCAAAACTTTTCGTATGGGTCTGTTCTTCGCTGCGATGTATGAGCAGAATATTCAGATCAAGCAGTTTGGTCAGACCCCGCGGCCGATGAGCTGGGATGAGTTCTTTGAGATTTCGAAGAAAATCTTTGAGAAAAAGCATGAAGAGACGGCAGTGGAGCAGGAGGCGATCGGAGAAGAGCATGAATCAAGGGAAAAATTAGAAGATCAGACACTCTATCAGAAAAATGATTCTGACGAGGGTGAAATGGAAGCGGAGGAGCAGCCGCCGGAAGATAATCATCCCAAAATGCAGTTAGAGGAGAAAAATGAGAAAACGCCAATTGCGCCGGCGCAATTTAAAATGCCGAAAACCATTGTAAATACAGAGGAAGAGACGAGTTCAGGGGAGCCAAAAGAGCCAGAAAGAGAAGCGTCCCAAAGTACGGAAGAAGAGAAATCTGGGACAGTACAATTAAAAGATTCGCAGAAAGTAGAAGAAAAAGTATCCAGTGAGCCGGAAGTCGTACAAAACGAAACGGAAGATGTCCAGGAGCAGTTGCCAGGGCAGATGAATCTTCCTGCAGATTATCCGGGTACAGAGAGTATCGAAGTGGTCGGAAAGGCAATGCCGAGAAAGGATTATTTTGATACCCTTACCGCCTGGGGGCTGTCCGTGTATCTCTCGAAATATCTTCCAGCGGATATTTTGGCGGATCAGAAGAAACTGTATCAGTGGATGCAGAAGCTGGTTGATGAAAGAGGATATGAATTCGAACAAGAGGGAGGCACGGATGCATAGCAGAAAAGAAAGAGCAGCGATCCGGGAAGATGTATACCGGTTTATTGCGAGGTACATCACGGTTCATGTCTATCCACCAAGCTACAAAGAAATTGCGGATGCATTGAGTATATCGGTGTCAACAGCGAAAAAACATATTAATGAACTCATAGATGAAGAAATTTTGGAATCAGATGCGGAAGTGAGAGAACAGAGAGCATTTCGAATCCGTGATACAAGAATAGTAAAGAGGAGAAAAAGCGATGAATAAAGTTATATTGATGGGAAGATTAACCAGAGATCCGGATGTCAGATACTCTTCGGGAGATGGCTCTACGGCGGTAGCCCGTTACACACTGGCTGTTGACCGCAGATTCCACAGAGACGGCGATGCAACAGCAGATTTTATCAGTTGTGTAGCATTTGGACGCCAGGCAGAATTTGCAGAGAAATATCTGCAGAAGGGAATCAAGATCGCCATCACCGGCCGGCTTCAGACAGGAAGCTACACAAACCGGCAAAAGGGGACGAGAAATACAATCAGGCAAAAAAAGAACTGAAATTCTCGAAAAATTTGCTGAATGACTGGGACTGGACAACGACGATGCTATTGAAATTGCTGAAAGGAGGAGAAAATGGAAACAATCATCGGAATTGTGATATTCTGCGCGGCGACGGTCGGAGCAGCAGCGTGGCTGCTGAACCGGCCGGAACATCCGAAGGACCCGCGGGAAGATCAGGAGCAGATGGAATATCTGATAGAGTGGAATAAAAGACACGGGAAGGGAACAAATGAAAAATAAAGAAAAATATCAGAAAGAAATTGTTGAAATCGCGTGCGAAGGAAGAAAATTCGCGGTCCACATCAATGGAAATCTGTACCCATGCGTTAAGATTGCTTGCACAAACTGCAAATTTTGCAGCAACTCGGTGTGCGAAGAAAATAGAAAAAATTGGGCAGAAACAGAAGCAGAACCGGAATTGACCGAACAAGAGAAAAAGACACTGCGGATGCTTGATCCAAAGTGGAAATATATTGCTCGTGACAAGCGCGGAAGGTTATGTATTTATAAATACAAACCAGAAAGAGAAGATACATACTGGGACGACGGAGAAGAGTGGGCGCATATAGAAAGCTTGTTTGCAGAATGCGATTTTGCCGCGATCAAATGGGAAGACAAAGAGCCTTGGGAAATCGCAAAACTGATCGCGGATCGACGATTGAAATGTGAGAAATGAGCATGAATGGAGAGGTGATGCCGATGGAGCAGACCAAAGGAGAAAACGAGAAGAAAAAGGAGTATTTGAAAAGGTACCACGCAGCGGTGCTGGCGGAGAAAGAAATCCAGGAGGAAATTGACCAGCTGCGAATGGATAAGATGTTTCCGGGCATGATCCAGGACGGAATGCCGCACGGGAGCAGCTGTGGAGATTTATCGGCGTACGCGGCGCAGCTCGATGAATTATTGGTAGAACTGAAAGATCAGATGGAGAAGAGGATCCGGATTCGACGGGAAATCACTAGAAAAATCGAGTCAATGCAAGATGAGACCGAAAAAACAGTTTTGAGACTGAGATACATACGCTGGTTGCGGTGGGAGCAGATCGCTGAGCGAATGGGATACAGCCTTCGAAACATTACGAAGATTCACGGGAAGGCGCTTGCTCATTTTGAAACATAAAAAGAGTTCCTTTTTTTTCCTATCGCACCTATGGTATAGTGTAAGGGCCAGAGAATGGATAAGGGATCAACATTTCCTACACTTTCTTGCAAAACTCCTTAGATGTATTTTGAGCGGCGGTCAGGTGTCACAGCCTGGCCGCTGATTGGGCGGCATCAGCCCGCGGAAAATGTCCGAGTAATCGAATGATGCACGGCGCAGATTGGTACCCTGCACCTATTGGAACGTAGCTCAGTTGGAAGAGCTTTCGGCTTATATCCGAACGGTCATGGGTTCAAGTCCCATCGTTCCAACTCTCCATTGACTGGAGATCATCCCCCATATACTTTTCAAAACGCCCTGTAGAAATGCAGGGCGTTTTGTAGTATGATGAAAAAAAGGAGGATGCATTAAATTGGGAAATAATGAATTAATTACAATTCTTAAAAAATGCAAGAGAAGGAAAGCAAAAATAGAATCAGAAAAGGAAATTTTTATAACAATATTTCTGCCAGTTCAATTGGCATTATGGGCATTATCAAGTGAATCGCAGATGGAAAAATTTATGCCCACAATAATGATCTTTTCCTGCTGCGTTTTTGCAGCCTTGATAAGTAGAATGAATAGATTAATATTCGTAATTGAGCAAGATATAGAAGAAATAAATGAAAACCTAAAAGAGAATTAATAGACATTTCAAAAACGAAACGAATGAGAGGCGGTGAGCTGGATGGCGAAGGGAAAATATGAATATTGGCTGACGCCGGAGGGCTTGCTGCAGCTTGAAGGGTGGGCCAGAGATGGGCTGACGGATGAACAGATTGCCGGAAATATGGGAATTCGAAGAGAAACATTGTATGCGTGGTGTAAAAAGTATTCTAACATTTCTAACACCCTAAAAAAGGGAAAAGAAGTTGTTGACCGTCAGGTAGAGAATGCATTGTTGAAAAGAGCCTTGGGCTATCACTACGATGAGGTCACAATGGAAAACGGCATCGAAACAAAGCGAGTGACGAAAGAAGTCATCCCAGACACAACGGCGCAGATCTTCTGGCTGAAGAACCGGCGGCCGGATAAATGGAGAGATAAACAGGATTTGCAGGTATCCGGAGCACTGGAGACAGAACAGAGCAAGCTGGATGATCTGATCCGGCAGATGCGAGGCGGTGATGGATAGTGAGCAGTGAGCGTTTAGTACTGTCGGACAAGTACAAGGCGTTCCTGCAGTGCGATGCTCCGGCGGAGTTTCTGGAAGGAACGACCGCGGCCGGAAAAACGACGGTTGGGCTGTTCAAATTCATCCTCAAGGTAGCCGAGTCGAAGAAAAAGCTGCATATTTTGGCAGCGGATGATACTGGCGCGGCTGAGAAGAATATCATCCAGAAGGATCTTGGAATCCTTGATGACTTCGGACAACTGGTGGAGTACAAAGGCAATGGATCCGGCGAGTATAAGATGCCGCATATCCTGCTCCACACATCCGGCGGCGATAAAATTATCTTTGTTGTCGGCTATGGAAACAAAAGAAAATGGAAAGATGCTCTGGGCGGTCAGTATGGCTGCCTGTACATCGATGAGGTCAACACTGCAGACATCGATTTCGTGCGTGAATCGTCCATGCGATGTGATTATCTGATGGCAACACTTAACCCGGATGATCCGACGCTTCCAGTGTACAAAGAGTATATCAACTGCAGCCGTCCTCTTCCAGAGTGGGAGCAGGACACACCGCAGGAAATTAAAAACGAGTTGAAAGAAGAACCAAAACCCGGCTGGGTCCATTGGTTCTTTTCTTTTGACGATAATGCCGGGCTTCCGGAAGAAAAGAAGCTCCAGATCATCCAGAACACGCCGAAAGGTACGAAAATCTGGAAAAATAAGATCATGGGCCTGCGAGGAAAAGCGACGGGCTTAGTATTCAGTAATTTTGACAGAAGACATCATGTGAAGACAAAGGAATGGGCCAAACGATTCATCCAGAGTACAGGAAATCAGCCCAAGAAGCCAGAATTTTTCATGTACTTTTCAGCGGCGGTCGATACGGCCTACTCGCAGAAATCTCCGGATACGATCGCAATGTCCTTCCTGGGCATCACGAATAAGGGAAAATGCATTGTCCTGGATGAGAAGGTGTACAACAACGCTGAGATCGGGGTGCCACTTGCTCCGTCTGACACGGTGCAGAATCTGATTGACTTTCTGGATCGGAACCGGAAAGAATGGGGACTGTCAAGAAATGCGTTCCTGGACAACGCCGATCAGGCAACCATGCAGGAGTGGAACAAATACAAGCGCCGGAATGGATGCGTGTACACGTTGAATGATGCATGGAAGAAAATGGAGATCATAGACCGTATCAATGCACAGCTGGGCTGGATGGCCTATGATGAGCAGGCAGGGATGGAACCCTGCTTTTTTGTGTTGGATCATTGCACCAACTACATCGGAGAACTGGAAACCTATAGCTGGCAGGAAGAGAAAGACAATACGCCGGAAGATGGCCATGATCACATGGTAAACTCCGTGCAGTACGGCTGGATCCCGTATCAGGATAAAATTTATAGAGCAAAAAGAGGTAAGGAATGAACAGAGTGCAGAGCTTTATCGCCCGGTTGTTTCGGATCATACCGGCGAGTGAAAAAAGAATAACGATCATAGAACCGCATTCCTTCCGGGAGAATGTGATCCGGAACAAAATCTGGTATCACGGAGACAGTGCGGAGCTGGAGCAGTTCTTCCAAAAAACAGCAAAATGGGATGTGGAGCAGGCGCGGTTTTGGGCCGCACATGCATCCGGAAGTGTCCGGAAGATTCACAGCGGCATTGTGCAGATGGTCATTGACCGGTATAGAGACATTGTTCTCGCGGACCTGGATGGAGTCGAATTTGATGATAAGGATCTGGATACTGTGTGGGCGGATCTGTACGAGAAAAGCAAGCTCAACGATGTACTGGGAGAAGCGATCAGCGACGTGCTGGCATCCGGAGACGGTGCCTTCAAGATTACGGCTGATCAGTGCAGTGAATACCCGATCGTTGAATTTTACGATGCAGAGGATGTGGACTATGTATACGAGCATGCGAGGCTGAAAGAAGTAAAGTTCTATACCAGTTACTGGCAGAATGAAAAAGAATTCCGACTGGAAGAGACGTATGGTTTTGGATATGTGCTGTACAAGCTGTATGACGATGCCGGAAAAGAGATGCCGCTGCAGATGTTTCCGGAAACGGCTCATCTGATCAACTTTGGGATTTCAGGCGACCTGATGCTGGCGGTTCCGATGAAATTCCTGAATTCCACGAAATATAAGAAGCAGAAGCGAGGAAAAGCACTGTTCGAGGGAAAGACAGATGTTCTGGATGGACTGGATGAGGTAATCAGCCAGTGGATTGATGCTATTCGCATGGGAAGAATCAAGCGATATATTCCAGACAATCTGATTCCGAGAGATCAGACCACAGGGGAGCTTCTGCCGGCAAATCCATTTGACAATGATTTTATTGCAATCGGCGACAATATGAGCGAGAAAGCCAACCAGCAAGTGGAAATTTCTCAGCCGCAGATTTCTTATGAGGCATACGTAAGTAGTTACAGCAGTTTTCTTGACATGGTTCTGCAGGGCGTAATGTCGCCGGCGACGCTGGGAATTGATCTGAAAAAGACAGATAATGCAGAAGCACAGAGGGAAAAAGAAAAAGTTACACTACATGTGCGAAATAAGATCGTCGATGCCCTGAATGAAGTTCTTCCGGAGCTGTTCGAACGGATTCTGCAGTGCTGTGATCTCATGCAGGGGAAAGAGCCGGGAGAATACGAGGTAACTGTAAGGTTTGGAGAGTATGCATCCCCGGACTTCGATACTACGGTGGACACAGTCGGTAAAGCCAAACAGTACGGAATCATGAGCCTGGAAACGTCGGTGGATCAGCTGTATGGAGATACCTGGACCGATGATCAGAAACAGGAAGAGGTACAGCGCCTGAAAGAGGAGCAGGGCATTGCAGCAGTAGATGTGCCGGATATCCGTATGGATGCCGGCGATTTTCATGTCAACGAAGGAGATACAGATGAAAGTAAAGGTAAACAATCGAATGTACCGGATGAACCGGAAGGAGTACCAGGGTCTTCTTAAAGTCGCTGCGGAGCAGGTTCCTTTTGGCGTGTATGCGGTAGAAAAAAATGATTATGCGGAACTCAGATGTGATCGGTGTGAAAGCATGACAAAACTGAAAGAGATGATCCGGGTCTATAAGCAGCAGGGATATCGGGTGCATGCAAATGGCAAAGAAAAATCTTGATTATGACATCGGAGCTGCCTTCGAGGCGATAGAAAATGAGCTGATGGCATCCATGATCCGGAATATGCAGCGTCATAAGGTGGAAGAGGTCGATGAAGATAAGCAGTGGACCATGTGGCAGACAGAGATGTTGAAATCTCTGGAGCAGTACAAGAAAAAGAATCATGCAAAGTACAGTCAGAAATTCAAGGATATCAATGCCCAGATCGAAGCGCTGATCCGCGCAGCCAAAGATGAGGGAGAAATGGATCAGGAGATTCAGATCCTGAAAGCGATTCAGAAAGGCTTCCCGGCAAAGAAGATGAAGGCGGGTGCCACGGCTGAATTCTTCCGTGTCAATGATCGTAAGCTGGAAGCACTGATCGAGGCGACGATGCAGGACATGCAGAAGGCAGAGACGGCTATTCTGAGAATGACCAACGATCAGTACCGAAAAATCATCTACAACGCACAGGTGTATGCCAATACGGGAGCAGGAACCTATGAGAAGGCCGTAGACATGGCTACCAGGGATTTTCTCTCGGCAGGCATTAATTGTATCGAATACAGCAACGGAGCGCGTCACACGCTGGCAGATTACGCAGATATGGCGATCCGGACGGCAAGCAAGCGGGCGTACTTGCAGGGAGAGGGACAGAAGCGGCAGGAATGGGGCGTTGATACCGTCATCATGAATAAACGTGGAAATCCGTGCCCGCTGTGCCTGCCGTGGGTTGGCAAGGTTCTGATCGATGATGTGTGGAGCGGCGGCTCCAAAACAGGAAAATCCGCAACCACCGGTGTCAAATATCCTATGATGAGCACTGCGATCGCCGCGGGCCTATATCATCCGCGGTGCCGGGACAGCCATACGACATACTTCGAGGGCGTCAGCACCCCGCCTGATGGAAAATACACCAAGGAAGAGCTGAATGAACTGGCAGAAAAGAACCAGCAGGCAGCCAGACAACAGTACGCAGAGCGGCAGGAAAAGCGCTTCGGCCGACTGGCTGACTTTTCAATTGATCCTGAGAATCAGAAAAAATATGAAGTTAGGCGGGAGGAATATTCAAAAATATGTGATACAGAAATTTTGAGATCAGATCCAGAATACCAAGAGAATATTCGGAAACGGAGAGAAGCATATTTCCAAAGACAGGCAAAGGATTCAGAAACCCAATTTGACAGAAATGCCTTAAAAATGGAAATTGTAGGGAAAACTCAGAAAAAGAGTGAATTGCAGAAAGAACTTCTTGAGGTCGAAGAAAAAGAAAAAGAACTTACTCAAAGAGTTTATTTTGATTTGACTGGAACAGCAGAAGAAGCCGAAAGCCTTAAAAGCATTGCGACAAAGAAGAAAGTGTTGGAGAGTAGGATTTCTGACGTACAATCTGAAATTTGGAATAAGCAGGAAATCTATAAAAATAATATAGAAAATGGTTTGATCCAAGATAAAATACTGAAAAAGGTAAAGTTGTCAAAGCGAATGACACCTGAAACAGTAGATCAGCTGGAACAGACAATTCGGGATCTTCATTCTAAATATGGTATGATGCCTGATGTGGTTTTCAGCCCTATGAAGGTAGAAAACGCGGTGGCAACGTACAATTGGCTGGATGACACGATTTATGTTTCAAATGATTTTAATGATTCGAAAAAATACTTGAAAAAAGTTCTGAAATCGGAAGAGTCGTTGGTAGAATATAATGCACACTATGACATCAAAAATAAAGCAAGGCAAAAAATTCAAGAAGCAGAAGAAATCCTTAAAGACAAGAGTGTAAGGGGATATGAAAGAGAAAAAGCCCGATTGAAAAAAGTACTGGCAACGGTTCAGACAACAGAAACACGGACAGCGGTACGAGAAAATGTAACAGATTGCTTCGTACATGAATATGGTCATTTTATTCATCGGCATGCTAATGTGGATTACGTTCAAAAAAAGAATGTTTTTGGAATGAAGGAACTTGGTGGAAGCTTAATCGATGGTGATTGGGAATACGACATAAACAAGAAATACTCATCTGCTGGAAAAATAAGAGCGGCTACAATTAGCAGGTATGCAGATTCTAATCCGTACGAGACTTTTGCTGAAGGATTTCTTGCCATGGAAAAAGGAGAAAAAATTCCTGAACAGATTGCACAGGTAATAGAAGCGGCTAAACAGCGAGCTGGCGTAAAAGAAATTGCAAAATCTGCGGACTCTGGTATAATGAAGTTACCAAGAGCCGAGAAGTGTGTTATTCCCAAAGCGAAATTTACAGAATATGCCTTAAATCCTGCAAAAGACCCAGATAAAGCAGAAGCATTTCGTAAAGCATTAGGATATACCAGTGAAAACGCTGATGAACTTATTACCCAGATTCAGAGTAAAATTTCATCGTATGAAGCTGTGGAGAGGGGCGATAATGGCTACGGAATGACATATCAAGTTGTTATGGATATAGATGGACCGAATGGAAAGCGCGCCAAAGTACTGACGGCATGGATAGATGATCGTGAGAAAGGAGAAACGCGGCTTACAACGGTTCATATTGATTAAGGAGATGCTAAAATGTTTGAACTGTATGAACGGTATCGTTTGAAAACTGGAGAAGTTGGAAGGGCAGTAGACATTCTTGGGAGAGGAGAAGCTTGTATTTTTGAATTCGAGGGGAAAGCATTGGAGGACAGTGTTGATACCGTACTCTGGAAGGATGTCAAAGAAAAAATGATGCATGATGAATAAGGATAAAAAGAGGGGCGCATCTGAATATGGATGATTTTCGAATAATCTATAAAATTCTTCGAATCCTGCAGAATTCGATGGATCTTGAAGAATTTGACCGGAACAGCATTTCAGCGGAGGCATTAGGACTTTCTGTTCCGAAGTGGAGCAGGCTCATGGCAATGCTGTTGAAAGAGGGCTACATAACCGGCGGAGAAACATGGAACGTTATGGATTGTGGATATCCGCGTGTAGCATTGAGCAGACCAGAATTGACCTTAAAGGGGTTAGAATATCTGGAAGAAAACAGCCTGATGAAAAAGGCGGCAGACCTGGCAAAAGGAATTGTAGGCACTGCGGCAAATATGATTTAATACCACCAGTCGATCGGCCGGTGGTATTTTTGTACTCATTTTTAAGAAAGAGAGGATCAGAAAATGAAAAAAGCCATGTTGAGTCAGCCTATGGGAGGCAAAACAGACGAAGAAATTATCGAAACCAGAGAAAGAGCCATGAAAGCCTTAAAAGAAAAGGGATTTGAGGTTGTAAATACCCTTTTTACAGATGAATGGTACAGCCATGAGAATATGAAAAAACGTGGAGTTGTCCAGATACCGCTGTGTTTTCTGGCAAAATCCCTTGAGAACATGAGCTTGTGTCATACCGTTTATTTCTGTAAAGGCTGGGAGAATGCTCGTGGATGCAGAATCGAACATGACGCTGCAGTAGCCTACGGACTGGAAATTATTTATGAAAATTAATTGCGCCGGCGCAACGAAGGGAGGTGAGAAGAATGCGGGTAACAGTAACACGAGAATTCAAAGACATTGAAAATGACCTGGTGCTTCGGACGGTTGGCGAAAAACTGAACCTTCCGCCGGACAGAGCGCAGTATCTGGCCGCTGTAGGAGTTGTAAAAATTACAGAACAGGAGAAAGGCGGTGATCCAAAATCTCCCGATGAAACGCAGGGTTAGGCGTCTTATTTTTATGCCCGGAATGGCAGAAAACTACCGGAAAGGAGAACAAAATGACACAGGAACAGTTTGAGGCACTTGGCATTGAAAAGAGCCTTGCGAAAAAAGCCGCGGATGAGTCAAAAAAGGAGCTTGAGGGCTATGTGCCGAAGGAAGACTACGACACGATGGAGCAGCAGAAGAAACAGCTGGAAACCACGGTGGGAGACTATAAAACGCAGATGGAGTCCTTGAAGACGGCAGCAGGCGATAATGCTGATCTGAAACAGCAGATCGCAGACCTTCAGGAGCAGAACGCCAACAAGGACAAGGATCACAAAAAAGAGCTGGATGATCTGAAGGTGACAAACGCAATCAAAATGGCGATTTCCGCGTCTGCGCAGGACAGCGACTTGGTTGCAGGACTTATGGACCGTTCGAAACTGATCCTCGGCGAGGATGGAAAAGTAACCGGTCTGGATGAGCAGATCAAATCACTGAAAGAATCCAAGCCATTTCTGTTTAAACAGGAGGAATCAAAACCGGCGCAGAAAAAGGGATTCTTCCCTCTCAAACCCAAAGAGCAGGGCGGCCAGTTGAAAGAAGACGGCCATGTGTCCATGAAGGATGCTATCGCGGCAAGATTAAATCTGAACGAAGGAAAGGGTGAATAAGTATGGCAATTACACTGGAAGAAGCAAAGAAAAACGTGCAGGATGATCTGCAGATGGGCGTCATCGACGAGTTCCAGAAATCGAACTGGATTCTGGAGCATATCCCATTTGATGATGCAGTATCTCCGACCGGAGGCGGCGCAACACCGACTTACAGCTACACACGACTGAAAACACAGCCGACAGCAGAGTTCCGTGAGATCAACAAAGAGTACACCCCGTCGGAGGTTACAAAAGAGAGACATACCGTAGATATCAAAGTATTCGGTGGTTCCTACGAGATCGACCGTGTGATCGCAAACATGGGCGGTATCGTTAGCGAAGTAGAGCTGCAGCAGGCGCAGAAAATCAAAGCGGCGCAGGCTCTGTTTAATGATACCTTCATCAACGGCGATACAGGAGTCAATACGAAATGCTTTGACGGTCTTGATAAGGCACTGACAGGAAGCTCTACGGAATACAACACCACAACAGCGATCGACCTTTCGACAGCCGATATGGTTACGAAAAATTATCAGTATTTCCTTGATATGCTGGATGAGTTTCTGGGCGGCCTGGATGGCACACCATCGTTCATCGCCGGTAACAACAAGCTGATTTCGAAGATCCGTGCCTGCGCAAGACGTGCCAGCATGTACCAGATCACGAAGGACAACTGGGGAAATCAGGTGGAAAGCTATGCCGGAATCCCGTTTGTAGACCTCAAAACCAAACCGGGAACGAATGATGAAGTTGTTGAGATCGACGGAACCGAGGGAACCACATCTCTGTATGTTGCGCGCCTTGGAATAGATGGTCTGCATGCGGTTTCCTTTGCCGGTGTTGCACCGGTGCAGGTATGGATTCCGGATTTCTCGACCGCCGGAGCAGTTAAAAAAGGCGAGGTCGAGATGAATGCAGCGATCGCACTGAAAGCATCCAAAGCGGCCGGCGTATTCCGGAAAATCAAAGTAAAATGATGGAGGTAAAAAGAGAATGAAAGTATACAGCCCGAACAAATCCTATACCGGCGTAACGGCGTCTGTTCCTTTCTGCAACGGGCAGGGGGAAACTGATGATCCGTATCTGCTGAAATGGTTTGAAAAACACGGATATGAGGTAGAAAAACCGGCCGCACCAGAACCAAAGGAGCTGCTGGAACCAGAACAGCCTGTGGCAGAAACAATGGAAGAGCCTGTTCCGGAGCCGGTGAAACCTGCGAAAAAAGCGAAAGGGTGATACCATGGGCTATGAACCATACGTAAGCCCGGAATATTACCGGGATACTTATCAGGACGGCGCTTTCGAGGATGATGCAGAGCTTGCCCGGTATCTCCGTCAGGCATCCCGCCATATTGATTCCCTGACCTACAATCGGATTGTAGGCCGGGGATTTTCTAATCTTACGGCGTATCAGCAGGATCTGATCCGGGAAGTGATCTGCCAGCAGGCGGAATTTGAGTATGAGTACCGCGACGAAATCAATTCGGTACTTTCCAGTTACAGTATTAACGGCGTATCCGTGCAGTTTGCGGGGAATACGTGGAATGTATTTTCGGACAAGGGCGTGGCCATGCGCCGGGATGTTTATGCAATGCTGTGCCAGACTGGATTGTGCTGCCAGGTACTGAGGTAGGTGATGAAATGAAATATCCATGTTTGGTGCCAAAATCACTTTGTAAGACCAAGATCAATCTGAGCATGGACAGAGAGGGTACAACAAAATATGGAGATCCGCTTCCGGCGGTGGAGTACGATGGCAATTGTAATTACCAGGACAGCGCCAAAAGCGTGATGACGTTCGAACGAAAGCTGGTGCAGATCTCCGGCACTGCCCTCTTTCCGGGGGACATCTGCCCGGAACTGCCAGCAATCTACGGCGGATCGGCAAAAGTATTCGGAATGAAACGAAGAATTCTACAGGGGCGGAAAGCCAGAAATCCGGATGGGACAGTTAATTACACGGAGGTGTTGCTGATATGATCAAAGTCAATTCGAATGTAAAATTGGATTTTGGAAAAATTCAGATGCTGACGGATGCACAGGTCAAAGCAATGGAGATGACTGCAGAGGCGCTGCACACAGAAGTGGTGCAGGCGCAGGTGATTCCAAGGAATACCGGTAATCTGCAGAACGAAAGCATGTTTTTGGACTGTACGCAAAGTCATCAGGGAGTCGCAACGCTTGCATCTACAGCACCATATGCCAGACGTTTGTATTTCCATCCGGAATACCATTTCAAGAAAGACGAAAATCCAAATGCCCGCGGTGAATGGTATGAAGATTGGCTTCCGGGCGGAAAGAATGCGGATTTTTGTGCAGAAACGTTTAAACGGCTATACAGGAGGTGTGCACGATTATGACACTGGTAGACGTATGTGACTTTGCGGAATCTCTTGCGATTGCAGATCATGTATACATGGGAGATCTCCCTGAGAAGGAGGAGAAGTCCATTGGCGTGTATAGCAGCAAGCACCAACAGGCTTACCACACTGCGCTGGGCGGTGTTTCCGGATATGGGCAGAAATATGTTACTTTCCTTATACACTGGAATAAATCTTTGCGTGAGACAGAAAAGGCAGCCACGGCCTTATTTGACAGGCTCTGTAAAGTGAGGGGCAGTAAAATCAATCAGGAAACCATACAATTTATTCAGCCGCTGTATGATCTGCAGGACATCGGAAAAGACGATAACGGTATCTGCGAAATGGTCATCGAAGCGGCTGTGATTTATAAGAAAGGATAAGAAGCATGGGAAAAACAACGAATGTATATCCGGTTCTGGATAACAAGTTTAAGGTTGGCGCCGCAAAGGAGAACGCAACCATAATTGCTGATATGGAGCAGTTTTCTGTGTCCGTATCAAACGGGGTGGAAACATGGACTCCAATGGATACAGAAGGATGGCAGCGGGCGTTGATGACCGCAAAAGCGATGACCATTTCCTTGGCCGGAAAGAGAAACATTGGAGATACAGGAAATGATTTTGTGGCCGATAAATTGTTCAAAAATGGCCATGAAGCCGAAGGATATTTCGAGTGGGAATTCCCGGACGGAACTTCGGTTGCATGGAACAGCGCGATTTTTGACGTCAAAAATATGGGTGGTGGTGATTCTACCAACGTAGCGCCGCTGGAATTTGATGTAATCAGCAACGGGAAACCAACCGTAACACCGGCATTATAAGGAGAAAAAGCATGAGTAAGATTGTGAATATTACAGATAAACTGAATTTTGAAGAAAATCCGGCGCTGCAGATCGGAGAGATGCAGGTAGAAGTCCATGCGGATGCAGAAACAGTTCTCCGACTGATGGGAACCTTTAAAGACAAGGATGAGGCTGATATCAATACTGTGACAGAAATGATGGGTCTTCTTTTTGATCCGGAAGCAGTAGAGCAGCTGTGTGCGATGAAAAAGGATGGAAAAAAACTTTCTGCGAAATCTTTGATGATTATCGTACAGGAAGCAATGAATCTGGTTATGGGAGAAGATTCACCGGGAGAGCAGTGACCCGTACTATGACCTGATCGATGATTTTGACCTGATCGTATCATCGTTTCAGTCACAGTACGGGCTCCGATTGTCCAAAGAACTTCCACAGGGAATGAAGTGGGATGAATTCCGGGATCTTCTGATCGGCATCGGGCCGGATACTGCACTTGGCCGTGTGGTAGAGATCCGGGCGGAAGATCAGAAGGAAATTCTGGAAAATTTTACTCCAGAACAGCACAGAATCCGGAATGCATGGAGAAGAAAGCATGCCAGAGACCTTGCAAAAACCGTGTCGAAAGAAGAAATGGACATGGCGATGGATGGAATCAAGAATATGTTTCTTAGTATGGCAGGCTTGAAAATTGTTTGATAGAAAATCGTAGGAGGAAAAAACTATTGAGAAAAAGAAAATAAAGTGTCCGTATTGTGGACATGAGCAGAAAGTGCAGTATGTTCCAGATGCAAGATGCCAGGGGGTGTTTTTGAAATGCCAGGCGCGTCATTGCAAAAAAGAATTTGAAATAAAAATCAACCAGGACAAGTAGTGCCACTGTGCCGATGTCCTCGAGAAGAGGCAGGTGGTATAGATGGCAACTACAATTGGCGAGATCGGTCTGGATCTTGTCGTAAATCATAATCAGTTTAAAAGCCAGATGGCCGGGATTACCGGACTGGCAAAAAAAGCCGGGGCGACTCTTGCAGCCGCTTTCGGCGTAAAAAAATTAATTGATTTTTCAAAGTCCTGCATCGAGTTGGGTTCCGACCTGGCGGAGGTGCAGAACGTGGTTGATGTTACTTTCCCGTCCATGACGGAGCAGGTAGATAAATTCGCAAAATCGGCTGCCGGCAGCTTTGGCTTGTCGGAGACCATGGCAAAGAAGTACACGGGTACTTTTGGAGCCATGGCCAAAGCGTTTGGCTTTTCTGAACGCCAGGCGCTGGATATGGGCGCTACACTGACCGGTTTGGCCGGAGATGTGGCATCTTTCTACAATATCAGCCAGGACGAAGCCTACACAAAGATTAAGTCCGTCTTTACAGGCGAAACAGAAAGCCTGAAAGATCTTGGCGTTGTCATGACCCAGACAGCGCTGGATTCGTATGCGTTGGCCAATGGGTTCGGTAAAACGACAGATCAAATGTCGGAAGCCGAAAAGGTGGCGCTGCGGTACTCCTTCGTTCAGAAACAGTTGGCGGCGGCGACTGGAGATTTTTCACGGACGTCCGGATCCTGGGCGAACCAGGTTCGAATTCTGTCCCTGCAGTTCCAGAGTCTGAAAGCAAGTATTGGTCAGGGACTGATCAATATTTTTCTGCCGGTTCTGCGTGTGATCAATGCGCTGATCGGTCGGCTGGTTACGCTGGCTGATGCTTTCAAGAGCTTCACGGAGCTGATTACCGGGAATAAGTCATCCGGGCAGTCAGGTGTCGGAGCAGTTGGAGCGGACGCTGCCAGTGCGGCCGCCGGTCTGACGGATGCTTCGAGCGCTGCGGATCAGCTTGCGGACAGTACTGGCAGCGTGGGAGACGCAGCAAAGCAGGCGGCCAAAGATATGAAATCCCTGATGGGATTCGACAAAATTAATAAGGTCAGCAAAGACAGCAGCACCTCTGATTCACAGAGTTCTTCTGTCCCGAACAATATTGCTGGCAGTATTGATTTTGGATCACTTGCCAGTGGGGAGACAGTTATTGATGACGTAAACAAAAAGTTTGCGGACATGTTTGGCAACATCACAAAACTGTCAGAACCCGCGCTGCGGTCGGTCAAGCGGCTCTGGAATGAGGGACTTGCAAGACTCGGAAACTTTTCCGGTCAGTCGCTGAAAGATTTTTATCAGCATTTTCTCGTCCCGGTAGGAAAATGGACGCTGGGAACGGGAATACCGCGGTTTATCGATGCCCTAAATGATGGGCTGATGAAAACGGATTTTCCCAAAATCAACAGTGCGTTGGTTAAGCTGTGGGATGCACTGGCCCCATTCGCAATCAATGTTGGAGAGGGCCTTCTGTGGTTCTGGGAGCAGGTTCTTGTTCCACTTGGAACGTGGACAGCAAATGAGATTGTTCCGCGATTCCTGGAGACATTGTCCATTGCAATACAGCTTCTAAATACTGTCCTAGTGGCGTTACAGCCGCTGTTCGAGTGGTTTTGGGATAATGTGTTGCAGCCTATTGCACAATGGACGGGTGGTGCTTTCCTGACTCTGTGGGACGGAATCAATAAAGGATTACGGGTCTTTTCAGATTGGTGTGCGAAAAATCCAGGCATTATACAGTCTATGACTGTTGCAATCGGGATGTTCTTTGGTGCATGGAAGGTAATCGAGTTATTATCTTTCATTCAGCAGGCAGGCGGCGTAGTTGGTGCACTTAAACTTATCGAAACGGCCCTGATCGGAGCAAAACTTGCAAAAATAAAAGATGCGGCTGAAACGGCAATCCTTACGGGGATGTATGCCAAAGATTTTGTCGTTGGAATTGGGCAGAGCATTATTGCAATTGGAAAACAGGCACTTGCCTGGATAGTAAACACAGCGGCGAAAGTGAAAAATACGGCAGCACAAATTGCAATGACAGCGGCGACTGTAGCTTGGAACGCAATTTGTGCAATTGCAACGGCAGCAACAACAGCTTTTGGCGCAGCGGTTGCATTTTTAACGTCACCAATAGGTTTGGCATGCTTGGCAATTGCTGCTTTGGTGGCTGGTGGAGTGCTTTTATGGAAGAATTGGGACACGGTCAAAGAAAAATGTGGTCAGCTACACGATTGGATTGTGTCAAAATTTAGCGCTTTAAAAGATTGGATGAAATCAAAATTTGAAACGGATTGGACAGAAAGATTCGGAGCTATTGGAAATGTGCTGAATTGGTTCTGTGATATAGCTTCCGGAAAAATAGAGACAGTGAAGAATATTTTTCAGGGGCTGACATCTTTCCTGAAGAATGTATTTGCTGGAAAGTTTTTAGATGCATTAAAAATTCCAGTGAATGGTTTGATTGGCATGCTGAATCAGATGCTGACCGCAGTTGAGAAAACTGTCAATTTTGCATCCAAGGCCTTGAACAAGCTGAATGTCAAAATTCCAAGCTGGGTGCCGGGAGTTGGCGGCAAGAAGCTGGGCTTTCAGATTCCGACCGCATCCATCGCCAGAATCCCGTATCTGGCAGACGGAGGCTATGTGGCACGGAATACGCCGCGCCTTGCTGTAATAGGAGATAACAAGCGTTATGGAGAGATTGTAGCGCCGGAGGATAAGTTGCAGAAGATGGTGGACTTGGCAGTAAGCAAAGCCAGTGGCGGCAGTGTAACGAAAGCGGAACTGGAAAGCATTGTGAATTCCGCCGTGCTTCGGATTGTTGCAGCACTGTCTGCACTTGGGTTCTCGATCGATGGAGAAACGCTTGCCAGAGCTCAGCAGAAGGTACAGCAGGAGATGGACCGGAGATATAACACGGTGCAGATTAATTAGGAGGAGAGATATGTTACTGAGGGCAGGAAAAACAAACCTTCCTGCCCCGACTTCGATGACCGTAAACGATGAAATCATCTGGTCAGAGGACACGGGGCGGACGCTGAACGGAACGATGGTCGGAGAGGCGATTGCTGAAAAGAAGACGATCGGTCTGAAATGGGAATGGTTGACAGAAGGTGAAGTAAAATTGCTGAAAAACAGCCTGGTAATCGGGTTCTTTCCGCTTACATTCCACGATGCCGGAAGTGATCACACCTTGACAACGTACCGCGGTACACTGTCTAAGGAGCATGCAGGGGAGATCTCCGGTGTGTATTACTATAAAAGCGTCAGCGTTGATATTGTACAGAGGTAACTATGATCAAAACAAGTAAAGAATGCAGAAAAAAGCTGCAGAGTGAAAACCGATATATGGAAGTAGCCGATAAAATCATATTGGCAGATGGGACGGAACTGCAGCTTGATAATGGGAAGATATTGTCCTACAGCATCTCAGATGCAACATCTTCGACGAATAGTTTTGACATCGGCGCTGCCATTATCGGAAAATGGACGACTACGCTGAATAATCAGGACGGGCAGTACGACAGCATAACGCTGGAAGGGGCATCGGTCGCTGCCATTGTCTCGATCGACCTGGAGGAGGGGCCGGAGCTGCTGCGAAAGGGCACGTATACGATATCCAATGCAACGCGCCAGGGAGCAGGCCTGCGGCTGGAAGCTTATGATAATATGGCTCGCTTCGATAAAAAGTATGACAGTACGCTTACCTATCCGGCAACGATCCGCCAGATTGTGCAGGACGCCTGCCGGAGCTGCGGCGTCATACTTGCATCCAAGAGGTGGGATAACGATGACTACGTTATAAACACGCGGCCAGAAAGCGATGCTCTAACGTACCGCGATGTGATTTCCATGGCGGCGCAGATCTGCTGTAAATATGCCCGGTGCAACGCAGACGGAGAGCTGGAATTGTCCTGGTATGGTGATGATCTTGAAGAGCAGGTGCTTCTGGATGAGAAGGATGAGCCGATTTTGTTGGATGCCGATGATGAAATCCTCTTATGGGACACGGTGTCCAGAGAAGAAATGCTGAATAATACCATCGAGGATGATGCCTATTACTGTCATCAGATCCCGGAAAAATACAGTCTGACAGCTGGAGAACAGGACATTAAGATCACAGGCGCGGGTGTGTTGTATGATCAGACAACGTATTTATGTGGAGATACAGATTACAGCCTTGTAATTGAGGACAACGACCTGATCCAGAGAGAAGAGCAGGCGAAAGAGATTGCAGCTTATCTGTACAGCAAATTATATGGTATGCAGTTTCGGACTATCTCTTCGAGTATTCCGAGCGATCCATCCATTGAAGCCGGAGATGCTGCCTGCGTGACAACTAGAAAAGGTGAAAAGTATTATACCTATATTACGAATACTACCTTTGCGATTGGTGCGGCGCAGAGTATTTCATGCGGGGCTGAGACGCCGGAAAAGAACCGGAGCGATCAGTTTTCGGCAGTAACTAAAGCTTACATCAAATCACAGAATTATACGGACCGGGAGATATCAGACTACGACAAGATGGAAAAACAGCTGTGGAATCTGATGACAACGGCATTCGGTGCATATCAGACCGAAGAATTGCAGGAAGACGGCAGCAAGATCTTCTATATGCACAATAAACCGCGGTTGGAAGAATCATCGACAATCTGGAAACGAACCATTGATGCAATCGCTGTTTCGACGGACGGCGGAAAGACCTGGAATGCCGGCGTAGACAAGAACGGAAACGCAGTGCTGAATATTCTTTCTGTGATCGGTCTGAACTTCGACTGGATCAAGGGTGGAACTGCTGTATTCGGCGGAAAAGATAACGGAAACGGCAGTGTAAAGGTTCTCGATCAGAGTGGAAACGTAATCTGCCAGATGGACAATAATGGAGCAGCGATCAACGGAAGAGTAACCAGCAAAAATGAAGTGGATGGATTTTCCGTGTCTCTGGAAAATGGAAAAATGGTTGTGACGGACAAGCAGGGAGCGCGGATCTGTGAAATCTACTTGATGCAGATGATCGAGAGCGATGGCAGCCATTGGGTTGCCACGATAAGTGGTAATGGACAGAAACAGGCGTACATCACACTGGACGGCAAGAATGGAGAAATCACGGTCCAGGCAGACAAGTTCCGCATGGGATCATCAGCAGGAGTGTCTGGAAAAGTTGTGTTTTCGAATGGAACATTCTTGACGTTAAAAAACGGAATCGTAATCGGTGGAAATTCGCAGAATGGTAGTTTTTGACAGACAAAGGAGAAGATTATGGCGGTAATCAGCAGTAATGCCTACCTTACGGTGGCGCAGATGACAGGCAACGCGCAGTACATACTTAATTATCTGATGGCGCGGGGATGGAGCAAGGAAGCTGTGTGCGCGATGATTGGAAATATGCAGTCTGAGTCCACGATCAACCCCGGTATCTGGCAGAATCTGGATAGCAGCCGCGTTGATCTTGGATACGGACTTGTCCAATGGACGCCATCGACAAAATACACCAGTTGGGCAACCGGAAGGGGATATGCGATCGGAGACATCGACGGGCAGCTGGAACGCATTATCTATGAAAAGGATAACAGCATCCAGTGGCAGCAGGTAACAACGTCGATGACGTTTGCGCAGTTTTCGGTGTCCACTGCATCGGTGGAAACGCTGGCCGAGTTATTCGAGTTGAACTATGAACAGCATGCCGGCAGCACACAGCCTGCCCGAAAAACACAGGCAAGGTATTGGTACAACAATCTTTCCGGAAGTACGGATGACGGCTCGGCCGCAGTGATTGAGAAGGTTTGCAGCTGGGAAGTAGCGATAGCCAATGACAATTCTCACGGTTATGATCAGGCATCCAGAGAAGGACCGGATTACGACTGCAGTTCCTTCCAGTACCATGGCTGGAAGCAGGGTGGCATTGATATGATTTCAAGCCGAGGATATTCCGGCACAACAAGCACCATGTTGGCAGACTTCACGGCCAATGGATTTCACGATGTCATCGGATCTGTTGATGTAAGTACCGGAAATGGTTTGAAACGTGGGGACGTGCTGCTGCGTAGCGGTTATCACACGGCTCTGTACCTGGGGAACGCTCAGATTGTCCATGCATCGATTAATGAGCACGGAGATGTGGTGGGCGGCACAACAGGCGATCAGACCGGAACGGAGATCTGTGTCCGGAGCTATTACAACTACAATCCGTCTTGGAATCATGTTTTGCGCTATAAATCAGGAGGTTCAGGAGGCGGAGGAGTGTCCACGGATTTGTATATCGTGGAATTTATACCAGAATAAGGAGGAGAGATTATGGGAAGACATACTTACGATCTTACGGAAACGGATACAGTTGCTGACAGTGAGCTATTCCTGATTAATCCGCCGGATAAAGACGGAAAGAATAAAAAACTTACGTGGAAAACACTCAAGTCATTGCTCGGCGGAATGATGGTAGATCTTTTTTATCCGATCGGCAGCCTTTACATCACTACGAATCCAGAAAATCCAAGCAAAACTTTCGGGAAGGGAACATGGGAGACATATGCTGCCGGCCGTGTGCTTGTTGGAGCAGATGCCAATGACAGTGATTTTTCAGAGGCCGGAAAAACAGGAGGCACCAAAACGATAAATATACGACACCATCATACGCAGACGGTTGGTGTTGATTCCAATAAAATGTACATGGACACGACAGGGCAGGACGTTGGAGATATGACATCAGGAAAGAATGGTTCTGTTGTATACACAAACAATGATCATGTTGAGTGGAATTTACCAACATCCAAGACGGGAGCAGCAAGATACAACTTTACATCGAACGAAGGCGGCGACAAAAATATTATGCCACCTTATATTGTCTGCTATATGTGGAGAAGGACAGCTTAGGACAGGAAAGGGGTTCATATTATGAGGACATTAAAGTTTCGGGTGAAAGGGCAGAAGCTGGAGCAGGAAGGAGATTTTTCAAATCTTATTCCGGGATCGAGCGAATATCTGCAGGCGGAATTTGAGTTCGATCAGGAATGGAACGGGATGGCCAAGGTGGCAGAGTTCCGTCGGCTGAACCTTCCAGATGCCGCATGCTGGCCGATAAAAGTATCAAATAATAAGTGTATGGTGCCGGCGGAAGTGCTTTCAGGCAATAAATGGTATATCAATGTAATCGGACAGAGCAGAGAGGGAATCCGGATCCCAACGAGACGGGTGGAGGTGAGACAGGATGGCTAAAACAACAGACGAATTATTTGCCGAAGCAACAGAGGCGGACTACGAAACGGCAGAGCCTGTGACGCTGGCAGCTTCAGATACGGAAGAGGAATTCCAGTTCCGTATCGATGAACATCTTCGAACAATCGCGATCCCGGAAAAGGGCGTTGTCGCTGGTGTAGAAGGAGATTTGAATGTCAATATTGCACGATTCACAATGACGCGATACTATCATGGCCGCGATCTCTCGAAACTGAACATCCGGATTAACTACAGAAATGCCAATGGACAGGTCAACTACTATACTGTCAGTGATGCCACAGTGTCCGGAGATAGCATTGTATTCTCGTGGGAGTTCGCCGCAGATGTGACTCAGTATAAAGGAAATGTGCAGTTTGTTGTATATTTGTTATCTGCCACAAATGCAGTGCTGAAACAGCGCTTCTTTACCACACTCGGCACGCTGGAAGTTCTCGAAGGGTTAGAGGTGGATTCTTCTATTCCGGTGAGTGAGCAGACAGATATTCTGCTACATCTGAAAAAAGATCTGTCTGCATACGCAGAGGAAGTCAAGAAAAGTCTGCCTGCCGACTACACGGCAATGAAGGAGCAGGTTAATTCGCTCAAGGAAGAATTAAAAAATTATACTACTCCAGAAAAAAGCATAGAAGAAAAACATTTATCCGATGATTTATTGTCTGAGATAAAACAAGCTGGATATATTGTCGGGCAGGATGGAAA